AAGTGCGGTCTGAGCCTCTTTGACGGTATCTACACCATCATCGCCCAGAAGCGTACCGACGGTACCATCAGCGTGGCCAACAAGAACCTCATCATGACGGGCGACATCACCGGCAAGACTCCCCAGCAGGTTTACGACATGCTCGTGGCCTTCTACGGCAGTCTGCACCCCGCCCTGAAGAAGCCCGAGGTGGAGACCTACATCCTGGCATCTGACGAGTTCTGCCGCAAGGCCGTGAAGGGTTACATGCTGACCTTCCCGCAGATCGCCCCGACGGTGCTACAGGCAGGCTGGAAGTTCGCCGAGATGCCTAACATCACGCTGAAGACCAGCAGCGCCATGGGCGTGGGCGGCCAGCTGGTCGCAACTGTAAAAGAGAACATTGAGTATGTGTGCGACACCCGCGAGGGAACGGCCAACATCCGTATCGGACAGACCAACCCCGACCTGTCGATTATCGGCTTCCAGATCAACGCTGCCTCTGGTATGCGCATCCGCGACTATGATCCACAGGTGTTCGCAGTGAACGACGCCGTGAACCAGTACGACTGGACCCCTGGCCAGTACATCGCCGACATCTTCACCGCCACCAGCGCTGACGAGACGGAGGGTACCGTAGCCATCACCAGCGGCCAGAAGGACCTGTACGCCGACGGCGACATCATCCAGCTGACAGCCACCCCGAAGACCGGCTTCAAGTTCGTGGGCTGGAGCGACAAGTCTACCGAGAACCCGTACAATTATGAGTTCGGCGGCGGCGTAGTGGAGCTCGTGGCCAACTTCGAGGCCGAGTAACCTCTCATAGCCCATCGGAGGTGAGCGGGGCCCAGTGCCACGCACTGCAAGCCCCGCCCTCTGACCTCCGGTCAAGTATCAGTAAGAACATTATTCACAAACACAAACACAGTTTATATTATGGGACTTTGCGATTTAAGACACGTTAAGGCTTCGCAGGGCTGCAAGGAGAATCCTGCAGGTCTGAGCAGCTTCATGATGGTGGTACCTCTTGACAGCGACCACATCACATCAATCTCCGTCAAGGACGATGCGAACGAGTATGACATCACCCCTGCTGTAGGCGCATCAGCCGCACTGAAGGGCTTCCGTATCGACTTCAAGGCGAACACCGGTCAGGTAACGTCAGAGCACAACGGCGAGGCTACCGGCTGGACACACACCGGCACCTGGCGCGTTGACAAGAACGAGGATGACATGGCCGTTCTTGGCCGCACGCTCAGCAACAAGGGCGGTGGCTACCTCTGCTTCTTCCCCACTGGCAAGACTGATGCCGATAAGGGCGGCAAGGAGTGGAAGGTTGTCGGCAACCCAGACGGCGACATCCAGTACAGCTCTGGCAACGACAGTGGTGCTGCACGTACGGACGATCACGGCACGACGCCTCAGGTGATTTGTAACTACCAGGTGTACGATACCGTCAAGTACTACGGCAACATCGAGGAGGAGCAGTAGGTCGCATAAACACCTTCTACTCTCACAGGCAATCAAAGGCTCAGGCTCCGTCGAAAAGGGCCTGGGCCTTTTTTAGTGAAAAGTGACAAGTGAAAAGTTATGTATCTGATTCAACCATGCTGCACGCCGCTGCACCTGAGGATGCTGCGCGACGCCATCAGCAAAGGCGGTACGGCACAGTTTCAGGGCTACGGAGACATGAGCCTGACGGAACTGCTGCCAGCGCTGCTGATAAGATATAGTGAGACGGAGATGATGATTGTTGCTCCGTCTATACCAGACCAAGCTGCCGATATTATAGGCACGTGGATGAGACGGCAGTGGGCCATGAGGACGGGAACAGGGAAGCTGGATGTCATCAGCCACCTGACCGTCATGGCCGACCTGTCGGAAGAGAAGTCGCCTGTGGCCTCGCAGTGGCTGAAGGAGAATCCCTGGGGCGACCGGCTGACGCTGGTCGACAAGGCGCAGGAGGACACGGCCATCCTGCTGCCAGACATCGCCATCACAGGGCCGCTGAACCTGCGCTACGGGCGGAACTTCGTATGCGACGTGACCACCGTCCCGGAACAGGTGCGCAACCTGTGGGAGCGGTATATTGCAGCCGCGAAAGAGAAACCGGCTCGGCAGGAAGCCAAGCCGGTCAGGAAGTCGGCAAAGAAGCGGAAACCTTCTTCAGCAGGAAAGACTAAGCAGTAATCACCTGGATGCCCATGAGGCATTGCACCTTGAACTGCACGGAGGTCTTCGCCCCGTCGCGCTCCACCTCGCAGGTGTAGGTGTCCTGTGTCGCCTGTACGAAGCCCTGCTGTCCACCACGGAAGGTGAGCAGCAGGTGGCTCGGCGTGCGCTCCAGCCGGAGCAGGTGGTCGAGGACGGTGCGGTTGTCGTCGTCCGGCGACAGGTCGCGTGTGTCCACCTCGCAGCTGACGCTGACGGTGTGCAGGCGACCTGCCACACTGTCACTCTCTGCGTCCTTCGCCTTGCCCGTCAGCCTGCGTATCGGTATGAGTGCGCCGCCGGTGGTGGCGGGCTGTATGCCGATGGCGATGGCATTCGTCAGGGTGGGGTAGAAGTAGTCCTCGGCGATGGTCGGCGTGAGCTGCCATGATGCCGTTCCCGGCACGAAGTCGGTAACGGGTATGGCCGTGATGGCCAGCAGGTCGTCGAGCAGAAATTCCTTACAGCTGTTCATGGTGCGCGCCAGTGATTAGTTCTCGGGCGGGTTCGTTGCCGGGTTCAGCAGGAAGTAGCCGCCGTTCCTGGTGCGCAGGGGGCCGTCTGCTGCCGCCAGCACGACGATGGTTCCTGGTGTGACGCTGCACACCTCGCCAATGGTCAGTTCTGCAGCCTGCGTAGGTTTGACGGCCAGTGAGGCGCCTTGCACCAGCTTGACAGCCAGCCTTGCCTCTTCCTCGGGCTTCACGGAAATCGCTGCCGCCTGCTCAGGGTCTACGGCTATCGCTGCACCCCCGACGCCCTCCACGGCCAGCGTTGCCGGCTGCAGAGGTGTTACTTTCAAAGTCAGGCATCCCATAGTGATTACGGATTAGCAAGTGTTCCTAATGTGGCTACGGCAATCTCCTTACGTACGATGTCGCCTGCGGCAGCATCGGGTACGAATGCCGTGCCGATAACCTTCATGTCGCCAGTGCCAGGCAGCTTCGATGTGTCGATGATGCCGAACCACACCTTGTAGGGGTCGCCCTCTTCGGGTGTCACGGTCTCGCTGAATATCAGCAGGCCGGTATCGCCCACGGTGTTACCTTTGTTGCCTTTCACTGATCCTTTTGGTACTGAAATCTCCAGCTCGAAGTCGTTGTCGTCCATCGAGAACCCGGGTGCTGTCAGTTCAATAGAGAATTTCTTCTCCTCGCCTAAATAAATCTTTGCCATAATAAAAACGTTTTTGTGTTGGTGAATAATTCTTTCCTGCAAAATACGTTTTTTCGCTCCGCAGGTCAAGGGCAGTGCGAGGCGAGCGCAGAAGCGCAAACCCTTTCGGGTATTCCGTTGATAGTCTTTGGCTGGATGGTCGAAGGCGCACCGCGATAGTTGAAGATTTTTTCGGGGAACTGCTCACGGCGCAGGATGCTTGCCAAGATGCGCATGTCGGCACGCCCTGTGTTGTCGAAAGCCTTTGGCGCAACGACTGGGCGTATCTGCTTGCCGTCCCAATAGAGCAAGCCCCACTTGTCGGGCAGTTCTTTCGGCTTGATGATTCCTTCGGGACATAGATACCAGCGGTGTGTGCCTGCTTGCATCCCCGTGATGGCTGCATCGTTGCTGCGCCACCATTTCTTTTGGTCGGCCATGAAATCGGCATGGCTCACCTTGACTTCGATGACTGCCGTGCCGTCGTCGTTGTTGTAACCCCACACGTCAGTATTCTCGGTGCCGATGGTGCATAACTCTACGGCGACATATTGATAGGGGTATCGGCACGCTCGACAGAGGTCAGGGCTAAAGCACGGCTTTTTGGCCTTGCATCGGTCGTAGTTCTGTCTGCGTCGCAGCCACTTGGCTCCTTCCACGCAAAGGTCGTAGTGTAAACTGTTTGTCTTGCTCATAGTTCCTTGGGTTGTTGGGTCAGGGGGCAGGGTCACAGAATACAAGCACAATATTGATTGCCTGTGGCATTGTGCAATACTGTGCAGATACCACATTCTTTGTTCAATTCGTCACACTGATTACGGAGTGAGCACAAATCGCATGGAGATTTATCCTCTGGCGATTCGTGTAGTTCATAGACGTGATGATCTATGATAATGCCGTTTGGCACGCGAATAATCTTTGTCATACTCAGTCCTCCTTTTTGGGTTTTATCCTGTTTGCGAATGTTTGAAATATCTCATACACCCAGGGGTATTCTTCCATCTTGTGCACCATCTCCTCTGCGGTATGCTGACCTTTCCAGAAGAAGAGTGTCTTGCATCCTCCGCGATGGTCAGCCAGGCTTCGTGGATAACCAACGATAGTTACGTCGTTAAGATAGAGCATGACAAAAGAGTCCGTCCGAAGCCGACGCATTATGTCGTCACTATCGAGCCATGCAGCCCAATCTCCGTTTGTATCGTGGAACCACTTGCTTAATGGCTCCAAGTTATGACCGCCTCCTTTGTGAGTACAGCCGAAGAAACCTACAAAATCGTCTGGCATTTCTGTCATAGTTCCAATTTTTTTGCAAAGATACGAATTATTATTGATATGGCAAGGGGGAATAGTAATAAATAGCGTGCTTTTCATTATCTTTTAACGTAATGGCATAGAAAAGAGCACCCGTTTGGATGCTCTATCGTGGGGTCGGCGATGGAATCGCCTGGCAAGGGATATCACACGGGAGACCCCTGTGCTCTCCCTGTGCTCTATAGTTTAACATAAAAAAGAGCGGCATTGCTGTCGCTCTTCGGTGGTTTAGTGGAGGTGATGATGTTATTTAAAAAGTCGGCGAGTAAGCCACAGCAGACCGTCCCACACGGCATTGCCTGCGATATTCGAGGCAAAGTCCTGGGCGAAGGTCTGCTGGTGCTGCTTAATGTCGGCGAGTTGCAACTGCTGTTGCCGGAGTGCGGACAGGATTTCGTCAGTGCTCTTCTGCTGCATCGTCATCTGGGCGAAGAGCTTCTTTTCCTCGTCCGTCATGCGGTCGTAGATGCTCTCCAGTAATCTGCGGCGCATGAGTGCTTCTGCAGCAGCGGCGTAGTCCATACTACCAGAGGAAGTACTTTCGAATGTCGTAGACGCCGTCCTTGTCCCTCAGGTTCTTCAGGGCGAGTTTGTAGCAAGCGGCGATGATGTCCTTGTCGGAGGGCGTAAGGGGCTTTCCGATGAGCGATGCTATCTCGTCACCGAAGTCGGAGTAAATCTTGTTCATCTCCACCCAGAGGGCGCAGCGGTTGTAATAGGGTGCTTCCTCCAGCGGCAGACCGAAGGATGTCATCGCCGTCTTCCACTGGTCGCGAGTCCACGGCGCCTTGGGGTCCATGCCGGCGATAATCTTGTCGGCTTCCTTCGGGGTGAGGTACTGTTTCCACTTGATGCTTTCGAGCTGGTCGATCATCTCCTCTGCCACGTCGGGCTTGTTCTGGATGAGCCAGTCCATCATCTGCGTCATCACACACCCGAAGGCCTTCATGTTCTTCGGGTCTTTCGAGTTCGCCATGAAGTCGTAGAGACCGTCATAGCGCTCTTTGAGTTCTTGTGCTGTTGTCATTTTCTTATATGTTTAATGTTCTTATTTGTAGGATTCCTGCAAATCTTTCCAGTTCTTTCAAATTCTCTCCAGTCTGGAAAGAATCAGCATCCCGGACAGCGGGCCGTCGGTACGCGCGGCGTGTACTGCACAGGGACGCGGCGGGCTGGGGTCACGGGGCGGTGGTTCTTACCCGACCGAGAACGGTCGGGCACGGGGGATTTTTCTACGGTGCTTTCAGGAATCTGCATCTCCGTCTTCTTTGTCGTAGTCTTCGATTTTGCCATAGATTCTATTATATAAAGTGTCGATAGCGTACATGATGAGTTCGAGCCAGATGGCAAGGTAGGCACATGCCAGCGCCGACGCCACCAGCCAAGGCAGGACTGAGGGGTGGGCGGCTATGCCGTCGCCGCTCAGCCCGCCATAGGCAAGGACGCTCCAGAACGTCAGGCACTTCGGACAGTTCAATACTGGTAGTCTGCGCCTGACAACCTTCTCAACGGCGGCCACCAGTCCGAGGTGGTTGACGGCCGTCGCCGAGAAGAGGATGAGCGCAAGCGATGTCCAGCCCATGCGTCTTATGTTCCTGTTGCCACGGTGAAGGTGAACTCCACCTCGCAGACGTTCGTTGACGGACAGCCGCAGGAGGCGCCGACGGGCGATGCGCTGACGCCGAGGGCGGTCACCGTGGGCACGTCTGCCGACGGGCAGGGGATGCACTTGATGACAATCACCTTCTCGTCCTGCAGACAACTGTTAGGACAACCGTTGCCGCAGCGGTACACCTGCTGATAGATGAGACTGCAAATCAAGCGCACGTCGCAGCAGTACTCGCCGCTGTCGCCTACGGGGCGCGGTGCCCCGAGCACCTGGATGCTGAAGTTACTGGCCAGCGGGAATCCGTCGGCTGAGTTGACGCACATCTGCCGGTTGCCGCACGTGTAGTGCGTGCAGTCCAAGAGATACGTCGTGGATGCTTCCGTACCTCCGGGGTACGGGGTCAGACTGTTGAAGTAAGTCTTACCGTTCTGATTACAAGCCATAATCTTGAAGTTTTTGTGGGTTTATTTATACGAGGACCTATTCTCTGCACCGTCCTCCTCCTGTGCTATCTCTTTCCTCGCGACAAAATCGCGAGGCACGCTATTCCTGTCCTGCAAAAAGGTCGCCCTGAAAGGGGAGCGGACTGCTGAGCTCTGCCTCGGTGTTCTGGATGGCGGCGATTTTCGCCTCCAGGTCGGCGATGCGCTGCGACTGGATGTCGAGCCGCTGGATGATGCCGTTCATCACCTCGAAGCTCTGGAAGGAGAGCATTGAGGCACAGCAAATCTGCTGCTGCCATGAGCAGCGGCGACAGTCCTTGGGACATGGACGTGGATTGCCGAGTTGGTTGTTGACAGGTGTCTGTATACCCTCCTGCTGTGGAATGGCGGTTGCCTGCTCCTTCGGTTTGTTTTCTATTTCTGCCATAGTTATGTGAAGTATTTGATGATTTGACTTTTTACTATCGGGTTCTGATCCCAGCGGGCGACGGCCTGTGCCACCTTCTTCCCGGTGACGGCGCGGCCTTCTTTGGCGTGCTGGCCGATGAAGGCAATAATCGCCATGCGGGCTTCCTCCGCTTCCTCGGCCGATTCCGCATAGATGTTGAACGTCAGCGGAAAGCCTTTCAGTTGTTTCTGTTCGTTTGTCATATACATATTTTAACTCAGAAATTCAACATATTTATGCGCACTTTTTCAAGGAAATTATGCGTTGATGTCCGGCAGCGGCTCGGCGGGTTCCTCGGCGGCAGGACCGCCGAGCACAAGTGGCGGCAGGCGGTTGCCGGTCATGCCTCGGATGATTTCGTACAGCTGTAGCAAACCCTGCTGGTGCTCTCCACCCCAGGACAGGATGCCGTTGAGCGTGTTTTTGGTGTTATCCACCCACGTCGGATCTGGTATATCGACGGCGGGCAGGTCGTCCATCACGTCGGCGAAATAATCGCGCAGCTTCTTTGCCTCGTCGATGTCGCCTTTCGCAATCAACAAGCATTGTTGCGAGACGGACATCTTGCTCGTCGGGTTTATCAGTCGTATCTGGTTCAGCATCTCTTCCTGTCGTTTACGTTTTGATTGAAACCATTTCATTCTTGCCGTGTTTGGGGTACACGTTGCGAGGGATATGTACCCTACTTCGTGTTTTCGGGTACACATCCTCACAACTTCCGTTTAGCCGTTGCAACCGCAGCCGGGACAGCTACAGGGCTGGGGAGCCGAGTAAATCTGCACGGGTGTGGCGTTCAGGCTGGAGCGACCGGTCACGGCGTCGGCAAAGGTCTGCTGCATTACCTGCTGGGTGGCCTGCGATGCGGCGAGCTCAGCGGCCTGCTGTGCGGTGAGCGAAGACGACTGCTGACCGCTCAGCGTGTCGTTGATGGTCGTGGTGATGTTCAGGTCACCAGCCGTGCGCGCGTCGGTCTCACGCTGCAAGCCGAGCAGGATGCGGTCGATGTTCGCCTTGGTGTCCTGGTTCTGCTGGTTCATCAGCTGCAGGGCGGCGGTGTACTGGGCTGCTGCCAGGTCCTTGGCCGACAGTGCTGTCTCCTTGGCCTGGTTGGCCTTGGCGTTGCTGTACAGCGGGTTGAAAATCCACGAGCCGATAGCGGCCACTGCACCTGCCACGCCGACGGTGAGTCCGGCGATAGCCACGCCTGAGGGTTTCTTGGCCTGCATGAAGCCTACCTTGTACTGCTCGTAGGGAGTCAGCTCGCTCTTCTTGTCCATGGACTGCAGAGCCATCAAGTCTTGAAGTTCAAGTGCCATAATGTTTAGTTTTTGTGTTGTTAATAAATAAGTGAACTGTAGTGACTCCCCTTGCAGGAAGCCACCACAAAGTTACCCACAAAAACAGGTACTTCCAAAAATCCGGAAGTAAACTGGGGTTCACTGCGTGACCCCCTGCGAAAGCCTTTTTACGACGCGCTTCACGGTGCTCAGACCGACAAAATACTTGCCAGAAAGATATTCCATTGTCTGCTTCTTCTTCGCGCCGTCCCTACGCGGCGACAGGTATTCCTCGAACATGGGAATATACCTGACGTCATCTACGGAAAGTCCATACTTTGACATCTTTTCCACTTGACTTATGTTAAGTTTTAGCAGCATATAGCCACTTACCTCGCTGATTGCTGCGAGATTTTCCTCTGAATTGTTGTACTTTTGCATGACGCTTTAAAAATTTGTGTATACCATAGTGAGGATTCAAAGTCCCCAGCCGGCCGTATGGTATACATCCTAAAGCGTCAAAAAAGGAAACCGGCCGGCGGGGACTTTTTCTTTCTCCCTGTTTTTTGTTTTCCGCAATATAGAGATGCCGTCCAGAAAGTTCAAGGGCATACAAAAAGATCAGGCCACCGGCAGTTCCGCTGATGACCTGAAAATAACAATGGCAGTTGTCATATACCAGTTGTAGAATACTCACTCTGACTGCCAGTGCATCGGTACCGCCGTCCATTCGTATGGTTCGACGCGTAGCACGGCCTCCAGGCGGCTGACGGAATATTCATGCACGATGCCACAGCGTTCGTGGGTATGCTGGTCGTTCTTTATGTGGTCCGGTGACAGATTGACGATCCACTGCAGTTGATTCTCGTCCTTGCGGTCGAAGAATAGGATTTGTCCGTTACGTCCTTTGATAGTTATTCGGTACTCCATAGTTTTAAGTTTTAGTTATATGTTTGAGGGTTATTTCCTCATTTCTTTTCTTTCTTCGCCTTGTCATATCCTGCGAGGTATGCCATGACCGGGATGCCGAAGTCCATGTCATCCATCGTGCCTCTGATGCCGTTCTTATGGCACCAATGGCACGCTTTATTATATGCTGGGTGCCGCCTTGCCTCGTCTATAGTCATAATCCGTGTAATCCGTGAAATCTGTGGTCGTTACTCGTCTATGATTGCCTGAATCCTTCGGAGTTTGTCGCGGAGGCGCTCATTCTCTTTGCGGGCTTCGAGGCGGGTGAGGGCCTGGAGGTAGCGGTCGTAGTTCTTCGGGGTCATGGTGTGGCCGTTGAGGGTTTTGTTGACGTTGATGTACGAGGTGCCGAGCTCCTGGGCGAGTTCTTTCTGCTCCAGACCTTTCTCAATCAGCAGGGCCTTGATCTGCTGGCCGTAGTCGATGGTCTTGCTCATATCTTATCCTTTGAATTGATAGAAAGGCACTTCGTCCTTCGATTCGTACACCTCGATTTCCTTAACCTCGCCGTAGCGGACACGCATACCACCGAGGTCGCGCTGTGCGTTGTCCCTGCGGATGTCCTCACGTACCTGCTCGGCCAACTCGCGGCTGGCGAACGCGGCAACCTGAGTCTCCATCGTCACCGTGCCGTTCATCAGACTTTGTTCGTAAATAAAAATCTTCTCCATAGTTAATCAATCCTCTTTTTATAATTGATACAAATCCTCTTTTAGGCTCTTTATAACCATATAAAGATGGGCACTCTCCTGATTGCACTCTTTCTCCATAACAACAATTTCCTCCACCTTCTTCAGTGCTTCCAGTTGCTCTTTTGTAGGCTTCCAATGTTTGCCGAATGTTGTCTTCGTGTTCAGTACGATAGCATCCGAAAAGGAGTCAAAGCTGAGAATGTCGCAATGCTCCACTGTTCCATCGCCGTACTTGGCGTTGATAATAACCTTCTGATTCTTCTTGGTTGTACTGAAATTCAATATTGTCTGTAAATCTTCGATGGTCATAGTTTCTATTCCTTTAATTCGTTAAATTCGTGGTTCTTTTTCGGGTGTCGCCGACGCTGTACTGCGGTGCTTCGAGGGGTCATACAAAGAACGATAATCCGTAAGCATCGCTGCGCCCTGTCTCTTCGCATGTGGCTCTTACGCAGATGTCGCTACCGATGGGGAACAGATTGTCGGGATTCTCCAGCGTATAAATGCGGCCATCGCCACCGACGGCCTTGCCCTCTCTGAGCACGGCATGGACTTTCTGATTATAGATGTCCGACAGTTCGCAATGGATGCCATCGTCCATCCGCAGGAAGTAGATGGGGATGCGGTTTATTTCCTTAATCCATTCCATCAGTCGCTCGCACTCTTCGGTACGGCTGCGATGGATTTCCGTGCCTGGCACTACTTCGTCCCATACGTCGTAGAATCGGTCTTTGTGCTTCAGTTCGATTTTCGGCCTACGCTCTTCACGTTCCATTGCTTCGCGCTCTTCACGATACGGGTCGTAGTCATCGTCGTAATTGTCAGACTTCGGTTCGCTTGGCGAGAAGAACAGGCTGATTTGATTGTAATCCTCTGCGTCAATAAGAAAGCTGTCATCGCCAATGGCTCGTGCGATGGTTTTCAGTTCGTTCAGATTCAGACTGCCGTTGATGATAGCAGTGAAATAATCGTTGTCACTGGTTGCTCTTTCAACGCTCTCTACTGACACGCCATTCATTTCGGCCACTGCTTTTTCCATGATTGACATCACTTCATCGGATGTCCATTGTTTCTTTTCTGTCATAGTTCCTTCTTTTATAGTTTCACGGGGCAAAGATACAAATTATTATTGATATGTGGTGCTTGATAGTAATATTTTTAATGTTTTTTATTACTAAAGGTGGTTATGATACGGAAAAAGAGCACCCGTTTGGATGCTCTTTCGTGGGGGCGGCGATGGAATCGCTTTCTCTTCCGGCGATAGAATCGCCTCGCAAAGAACGAAGCCTTAGACTTCGACAATAACCCAGTCTTCGCTGAGAATGTCGGTCTGCGATGCGAGCCAGCCAGTGAGAATCTTCTTGTCGGCTGTGAGCATACGGATGGAGCCGAGCGCTCAGGCTCCGTCCTCCACGGCGTTTTCAGACTCAGGCTCCAGAGCTTCCAGTCGGGCTATCTCTGCCTGGGCTGCATTGATGTCGCCGCGCCATACCTCGGTCTGGGCGATAACGTCCGCGTAGTCTTCTCTGGTGGCCACGCCCATAGCGATTTTGGTACCTACGTAGTCTTTTTGGCGAAGCTGTGCCTCGCGGTCGAGGATGATCTCCTGCTGATGCTGGATGGCATCGTTAATTTCTTGCTGTGTCATAATGAAATAAATTAAATCTGTTAATAATACGATTTCTATGTGAGTAATCGGGCAGAGGTTGAATGCACACCCTCCTGCGATTATACGTTACATATTCCCACCATTTCGGCGACAGGCACCTGATGATGCGCATAGCCTGGTTGTAGCCGTTCAGGTTCTTGCACATACCGAGATAGGAGTTGAGGGAGGCTATCATGCGCTCCGTGTGCGCCGCATCAATGTGTTTGTTGTGCTTCTTTGCCTTGGCAATACCTCTTCTTACGATGCGCCTGTTGACGTATATCCTATCCATCTTGATGTGAACCCCTATCCATTCTACGCCTTTCGTGTAGTGCTGGCAATAGAACTTATACTCGTTGAGTTTTGCACCCAATACAGACAACCTCTTGCGAAGTTCTGGAAGAACGAACGGGAGAAGCGAGCGTTTGTTGTTAGTCACAAATACCATGTCGTCCACAAAACGCTCATAACTGATGCCCAAGGATATTAACCAGTCGTCTATCTCGTGGAAGTAATAGTTGACCGCATTCTGCCATATCAGATGACCGATTGCAGCACCTACTCCGAGCGGTTTCCCGAACAGGCTCTTTTCACTTGGTATCTGTCCCCATTTGGCAAGTTCGCTCTTGCGGTAGCAATGGAGGGTGGGATAACTGAATATACACACTTGGAGTATGTATATCAGCTCATCCTTGTCCTCTCCGCAATAGTCTTTAAGAATCACTTCTTCCAACTGTTTGTATGCCGTAGTCTGACTGATATTCGGGAAACATCCCTTCATGTCCACCTTAATAATCCACGCGTCTTTGGTAAATCCTTTCGACGCTTCGTAGATGTCGCTGATAACGGCATTCTGACAGGCATTCTGCCCCATACCTATTCGGTTGTTGAAAGTATGCTGACTCATTCTCTTTTCAAGCAAAGGTCTTAAACGAATGTCGAGATAGTGATGCAACACACGGGTGGACATGTCCGAGGCAAATACTTCCCTCGGCTTGGGATAATCGGTGACGAATGTATAAGCGGTTGGCTTGACTGTGTGGGAAACAATATCCTCGTACAGACGCATACATCTTGCCTCCCAGTGAAGTTCAAACTCCACTTGGTCGGGCGAACGGCGTTTGTTCTGGCGTGCCGTCATGTATGCTTCTATAATATCGTCTATTGTTATCATTCTGATTTTGTTATTAGTTCGAGAAGGGTACAGCAACGTTGCTGTTGTACATGTTGTTGTTGTTGAAGAAACCGTTGTTGCCGTTAGCGTTCCACGCGTTGTTCGCGTTGTATCGGCACGAAGACCAAAAGTTGGAACCCCTATAAGCGTCTGTCCTGATGGTTGGTATGAATGATACCGACGCTCCTCTAATATGTCAGATTGCCCTGCGCTCTCTCATTTCTCGCGCAGAGTCTTACCCTTTAGTGCGGCAGACCTCCACTTACACATATCGTCATCTATCTTTGCCACCAATGCGAACATCTCTACCTTCTGTGAACTCACTGCATCTCTTGGGTCATCCCACGGGACAGGATTGCCGTCCTTGTCGGTCTTTGGAGCGCGTTTCTTGAACTTAATGATGTTCTCCTGCACACAAAATTCGAGGTCAACCCTGAGTCTTGTGAACCAGGCCATGCACAAGTCCATGTATTTCTCCTTTTCCTCCTTGACCATGAAAGCAATGACGAATGCACCGAGGGCTTCACCGCTGGCTTGCATAAGCGGAGTGCCGTAGATCACCCTTTCGGCTTTCTGCATGTGGAACTGCGCGGAATAAAGCCTCTCGCGCAGTTTCTTCATGTTCACGAAAATAGAACTTTCAAACAGTTGCATGCGGTAGCGTTTTTATGGCAGGGTGGACGGAGCCACCCTGCCAAGGTTAATGTTAATGTTGACTACGCCAACTTATAGAGCGAGAAGGGTACAGCAACGAGGCTGGTGTACATGTAGCCGTTGCCGAAGAAACCGTAGTTGCCGAGAGCGAGCCACGCGCTGCCCGCGCCGTATCGGCACGAAGACCAAAAGTAGGAACCATTGCTGATAGCATTGCCACCGAGCCAAGAAAGCGTGCGGTTGATGGTATCATCCTTTGTTGCTGTGTTAGGTGTATTGTACTTAACGTCTATCAGCATATCGCTCACGTCTCTTACTGTTGGCAGATACCACTTTCCCTGTGGGATAGCAATGGTAGAAATGCCGTAGCAATAAGATGCCGCAGGGCACAAAATCGTTGGATTAGGCTTTGCGGGGCTTGTATAGGTCTTGCCTGCAAGGATGCGAGTCAGCTCCAAACCATTCGTTATGCCCATGTTACCGTAGTCGGTGGGGTTGACAGGCATACAGCTCTGCATATAGCGGAGCCATCCTGCCTCTCCCTCTCCGTAGGTCTGACGAAGTAATGCGCAATGGTCGCTCTGATACTGGCTGGTGCCAAGGTATGCAGGCAGGCACACTGGACGGCTTGTCTTAATGCTCGTGACATCTGAAGCAGGATTGTAGTTTGTAGAGTCGTTGTCGCTACGGAAATAAGCCAGTGCTCTCCAGTAGCTGCTGATAACACCTTCACCGCCTGTACCACCGTGCTTGCGACGGATATTAGCCAGCTCGGTAATCTCTGGCAGGAAGTTGGCTGTAAGGGCGAACCCGCTCTTGGCGGTGTTACTCGCTTGTTTGTTGTTTGTAAACGCGAAGTGCAGCGTAACGCTGTTGTCAGACTCCTTGATGGCCACCCAGTCCTGCGTCTGGAACACAGGGTTGGCAGTGTCCTGGAAGAATGCGTTGAGCTGTGTGATAAAGTCATCAACGGTGCTGGCATTGTAGCTGACAACATAATCAACACCGCTTGCCCAGCTGTTAGAAGCCTCGCGGATACTCAGAGTGCCCGTGCGGGCTGTGCCATCGAGGGTGTAGCCAGTCAGTTTGAAGCTGTAGCGGTCACTCCACTTCTTACTGGAGTTCTGATAGTACGCAATCAGCACGTCCTTACCCGTTCTGCGAATCACAAAACCGATTTTCTCGTACACATCGGTATCAATGGTATCAATGGCGGTGTTGAGTGCCTCGTGGTTAACGAACAACACCTTGCCGTCTGCCTTTCTGCCAAGTACGGCATCGCCGCGCTTAGGTACTGAAACAAATTGTATCATAATCTTATCCTTTCTTTTTTAGTTTAACAATTAACCCACTTGAGTGACATGTTGTCTGTGCGGACAGCGATATAGTGACCACCCGTCTCTACGGCAGTGTTGATGTACTCCTGCCCGATAGCAGAGGGAACACCGTTCCAGTCAAAACCACCGTCTGCGAGCTGAATCCAGTTGTCGGGCACTACAGATGCTTGCGGCGTGCCGTTACCGAAGAGTTTCATTGGCTGACCCATCAGTTTGGGCAACTCATAAAAGTCGGCATCTGTTGCAGGATCAGTAACCAGTCCGCTGAGTTTTTCAATCCCTTCTGTATTGGCGGCAATGTCAGCCTGCGCGTCGGGCATCGTCACCTTAGCAATCTGCGACAGAGCATCTGGGATGTTCTGAGTGTAGGTGTTGGTGAACCATGCACTACCCTCTGCACCCTCTTTCATCTCAATACCGCAGTCGTTCAGCGTGTAGGCAGTCTTGGCGAGTGTTACGGTAGCCGTAGCAGCGGCAGACTTCTCGTAGCGCACAGCACCACTGATAGCCGTGCTCTCGGTATCTGAGTAGCTGACGGTAGTACCCTCTACGGTCAATGCCTGATTGCTGCCCTCAATCATAGCCTCGCCACCCTCCTTTATGTCGCTGATAACAAGCGTATGCAAATAGGTAGCGCCGTCCTCTTGCAAGGTGTTAGTCCACGACGGAGAGGTTACACGGTCAATGGGATCTGTAATCTTCATCTGCGTTGCGCTGATGCGCTCTGCGTAGGTAGCCACACTGCCGCAAACAAGGAACTTACCTGTGCCGTTGGGTGCTGCCGAGAACAGACCGGTCAAGTCAATGCTATCGCCAAGGTCATCCTCTGCCGTTGGACTGACGAACTTGTCGTACCAGTCCTCCCATGCTATGTGGGCACAGACATCCGAGAAAGTGACGCCGCTTACAACAAGGTAGCCAGGGCCACTGGTGGTATATACCTTATAGGTCTTGTCGCCGTAGGTCACGTTCTGACTGGTGCAGACAGTACCATCCGTTACACTTGTAGGCACACCGTCGGCCAGTGGCTTGAAATATACGGTAGCGTTGGTGATGTTGTTGCCGTCGCTGTCGGTCAGCAACAGACCATTGTTCTCTGAGGCGTCACCGAACTCTCCGAGTGTCAGTTTCGGTACAGGGAAATACCTTCCTGCGCCAACAGTGACGGCACCGCCGCCGTTGCTCTTCAGCCGCAGCTGGTTGTACGCCGTAGCCAGCAGGCCCGAACACTTGAAGTCTGCCTTGGCAACAATGCTCTCCAGTACACCGCCGTTGTCGGTCTCGATGGGGTCTTCGCCGGCAGTGGTGCGGATTGTCTCGTCCCATGTGTTCTTGACGCTCAGTCCCGTATCCTCGGCCCACGACTGGAGGTTGTCAGCACTGTCGGCTTCGGTGGCTCTGATGTCGACTTTACCCTTGGCCATTTCCTTTCGCAGCTCGTCATGAAAGGCAGCGAGCAATCCTTCGTTAATCAAATCTGTTTGTGCCATAATCTGAAAAATTTAAAATATAATACTATGTTTTGTTGTTATTCCGATGGAGTGTAGCCTGAGACGATCGCCCTGACGTTGCTTTCCAGTGCCACGGCGGGCAGTTCAGCCGTTACCACAGCCGCCAGAGCAGCCTCCGCCGCCTCGTTGGCCGCTGTCGCCGCCTGATCGGCCAACCCGGCCTTTGTGTTTGCAAGGCCAGCCTTAGTGTTCGCAAATTCAGCGGCGGTATTTGCCTGCAACGCCGCATTGGTTGCTGCAGAGGCCGACGTCTTGCCGTCGAGTGCACGATGCCATTTGTTACTGCTCGTCGATGGTGTCGTCGAGTTGTTGTTGTCCAGCGATATCCAGTACTGGTTATCATAAGTCACCCCGTCCAGTTCCTCGCAGACCGTAGTCCCCGGCACGAAGTCACCCTTATCGGTAATTCCGATCTTTCCGTAGTCATATTCTCCTACCATATCATATCTGTTTTTTAAGTGTTCGTTCGGAGTAGTATCAGGTGTCCGCTCCTCACACTGAACGTGCCCTCACTCGTCGGTGTACCCTTCAGGTGCATCGTGTTCTTGTCCACGTAGATGTGCAGCATCGAGCTCACCTGCGCCTCCTGCAGTTCCTGCTTGGTGGCATACTCAGCATCTGCCTTTGCCTTGAAGCGTCCAAGCCGTTGGACGCTCACATACTTTGTCGGATTTGTTATTGCCATAATCTCTTTCCTTTTTTACTTGTTGATACTTAGCAGCCCCGTGTGGAGTCGAACCACACGGAGCCTGTGAGAAAGATTAATTGAAGATACTGTCGATGTCGTCGTTGGAGCACTCGAGCAGGTTGTCGAGCTTCTCCTTGTCGGTGGCAATCATCAGACCTGCGCTGCCGCCAGTGCCGCTTGTGGAAGCGCTGACGTTGGCCACAGTCTTCTTGTGCGGAGTGATGACACCGTTAGTGTCCTGGCTGATGCTGTCGATGAAGGTCAGGCCAGTACCGTCAGCCGAAGGATCGCTGACAGCAGTCTGCGTGGTCTTGTAAGAACCAGCAGCCTGGAAGTCAGAAGCCTTCTTGCCAGAGTCAGTAAGGTTGCCGTTACCGTCCAATGCAGCGAAGTTGCCGTTGGTAGCACCGCTCACCTTGTCAGCCTTGCCACCGAGGGCAGTCTCCAGCTCAGAGTTGGTAGGCAGGGCAGCCAACTTGCTGTAGTCGCTCGAAGACATGAGACCGGCTGCGCTTGCAGAAGCGTCGTCAACCGTCTTCTTGGTGACAGTGATTTCACCGTTGGCATTCTGAGAGATGCTGTCGATGAAGCTCAGAGCCTTGCCGCTGGCAGTGGGGTCAGTGACGGCGGTCTGCTTGGTCTTATAACCAGACAGGTCAGTCTTCGTTCCATAAGCGTTGAACTTGTAAACGGTAGTACCGCTGTTGTCAACAGCCACGATACCAACGTCGGTGCCTGCCTCCACGGTCTTGCCTGCGCCCTCCAGCCAGTTCTCGTCGGTGGTGGCGTTGTCGGTCAGGTTGTACACCTTGCCGAGGTTGCCAGCAACCAGCAGCGAACTGGTCAGACCAGAAGCGGCGATGCTACCTGCGGGCTTGTAAACAGCCGAAATCTCAGAGGCGATCTTACCGAGCAACTCAGCAAGAGCTTCCTCAACGGTTCCGGCATTCAGACCAGTGATGGCGGTGATGGCCTGGGTCTGATACTTGGCAGCCAGCTTCTCCTCGAAACGGGCCAAGCGTTGTACGCTAACGTACTTTGTAGGGTTTGTCAATGCCATAATGCTTAAACAAATTTTAGTGAAACAAATAGTGAACTAAATATCTGGGGCAGGTAGTTATCCTGCAATTCAGATTCTTTAACTCGCGGCGGGGCTTACGCCTTGACCTTCGGTCGAGCCTGCTTCCGTTCGGCAGAGCTGATGCGAGCATCGCTCTGCTCTCACTTAATCGCAGCCTTCCTTCTTGTCGAAGTCTTACTGCCCGCCTTCTTTGGCTTGCCCTTCTTTGCAGGCATCGCTACCTGCTCCGCTTGCGGCTTGCCAGGTTCCACGACCACGGTGGCATAGATGCGACCCTCGGCATCGCGCATCAGCATCTTCGGCTCGCCCGTCGTATCGAGATGATACTTGCAGAGCGTGGAGAACATCGTCATAATGTCCTCGTCCGTGATGCGGTACGCACCCTTGTCCAACTGGCCGTTCTTCAGCATGACACCGGCATAGAAGCCGTCCTCATGCGCAAAAATCTCAATCTGCTTTTCCATAATCGTATATATTGAGGTTTAGGATTCTTCTTCCTCTTCAACCACCAAAGGCTGTGTCGGCACGGTGGGAGCCGTGGATGCTCCTTGGTTGAAGATGCTGTCGATGTCGCCGTCGCCTGCCTCGATCTCAGGCGACAGGTCTTCCTCCTGCACCGCACCGTCGATAATCTGGTCTGTACCCACGGTGTTAGGCCCGGGCTGCGAACCGCCACCGCCCGACTCCTTCATCGGCACGATCTCTGCTGCCGTGGGCTGGGCGATGCAGGCGAGGCGGAACTCCTGGCCCTCGCCGGCCGACGGGATGTTCACTACGAGGTCGCGCTCGACGATCCTGCTGTCGATGGTCTTCCAGGGGAGCGTGGCGCCGAGGCGGGTCTCCACGAAAAGCACCTGTGTTCCCTCGGTCGGGAACGACAGCTGTACGACGTTGCCGCCGCTGAAGACGTCAGAGACATAGTTCTGTCCGTCGAGTGTAAATGCTAATGTTGCCATATCCAGTATATTTTTTTGAGTTTTTTTGTCTATCCCGAAAATACGGCCTGACGAAAGAAAAATCAAGGGCATCGCCATTGTGCCGTATTCTCTTTCACCAGGCCGTACCTTAAAGACCTTCTGACGGATGCCGTCATTCGCTGGTGCTGTCTTCACCGCCTTCGGGCACATAGCCAGATACAATACTACGTACTGACTCTTCCGATGCAGGGATGAGTTCGTTCTCTACCTTGTTGAGCAATGCTTCCAATTCAGCCTTGTCGTAGCTGAGATAGCGCGGATCTACTGTTACTTCGTTTGCCATAATCGTGTAAATTTCTGTATTGATGAATCTTTCTGCAATATCGTGATTCGTGATAAAAAAATCAAGGGCAGCGCAAGGCGAGCACAGAGACAAAAAAGCCCCGGCCTTTTTCATGGGCCAGGGCAAATCCCAGAATCTTTCAGTTCTCCTTTCCTTACTGCGTCAAGGTCTTTCCCGTCAGGTTTCGCATAGCGTCGATGAAACAAGGGGCAAAGCATGCTTCCACCACCTTCATCATCAGCCGGCACTCCTCGTCCGTATATTCGGTGTCGGCATCGCCGTTCCATATCTTCAAGGCAAGGGCGTGGAATGCCAGGCCCTGTCCTTGGTTGTATATCACGTTGGCCAAGTTCCTGCGCTCGTTGGCTATCACCACCTGCGTCTTGCCTAAGTCCGTATAGACCTCGATGTGTTCAAAATCAATCTTCATATCTCTTTATCTTTTTTATATTATGCCGAGTATATCATATACCAAACTCCAAATTCAACCCCAGTACTTGTGTTTCGCATTCTGCCATAGAAAAATAAACATGTACAGCCGCCGATAACGAAATTAGTATCCGCAGCAGCTGCTGGCCCTTCATTGTCCCCGTTAAAAATCTGGTGATAGGTATGTATATATGCACCATTACCCAAACCTTTTATCAGCAAAATCTGTCCGTCTTTTGGATTTTGTGGAAGATCGATACCTCCCCCATTTGGCACAACCTTGCAAATGCCTGGTACAATCAATGGCCCGGAAGACATGATAGAACCGTCACCGGCACTCAGGAAGATGCCGCCAGCCACCTGACCGTCTGTACCCCAAGTATTCTTTACCCTTTTCACCAGCGCAATGCGTCCATAGTCGTAGCCGTTATCATCTATTCGCGCACCGATAGTGGCGAGGTCGCCGCCTTGTTTACCGTTGTTCGTTACAGCGAAACCTCTCCAGTTGACATTTTCGTCACCATAATCATCAATAGGCGTTGACGTTATAACTATCTTGTTGTCGTTAGCCGAGATGGAGCCGGAGAATGTTCCCGTTACGCCCGACAATGCGCCTTCGAATGTTCCAGTTGCAGCATTTAGGGAACCTGCGAAACTTCCGCTTGTAGCATTGATCTCCCCCGCGACATAGGCATCATTCATATAGACTTTGCCGGTCTTACCATCCACGGCATACATAGGAATGAAATTATCCTGATCATCGTTTTTGCTGTTAGGGTGGGTTATGTCAAAATCGGTAAAGTTACTGCTTGGACTGCCATTAATTGGAGTCTGGCTAATCATCCAGTCACCATTGATGATGAACGAACCGAGGTTGGCATAATCTCCAAAGAAAGCCTTTGCAATATAGTATTGCTGCTCAGAAGCCATCTGTGTCCACGGATTAGTAGCACCAGTTTCAGGTTCAGCAGTATAAGACTGAGGAAGTATGGACGGCTCTTCACCCTTATTATCGAGCATCCAAAACATTGGCCTTGCTACGTTGTCGGCACCTGTTTGGGTTCCATGCTTAACATAAGGAGCCTGCGTATTCTCAATCTTGTAATCACCCTGCTGTGCTTTTGTCTGATCCCATTCGCCTGCATAGTAATACCAACGACCGGCGTGTCCCGGTTCACCGCTACCATTAGTTCCGTATTTTACGATAGGAACGCTGACTTCTGCGACAACCTTTGTATCGTATGTCCATACCACATCGCAACGGGAGTCGGTTTCGAGTGGAGAATAAACATCGTTTTCAGGATCAATTTTCGTTCTTCTCTGTCCGCTTTGATTAACGTGATAAACAGTAATATAACCTTCCGTGGAAGCCTCTCCGTTATTAAGTCTTTGAACACTAAATCCGCTTGCACCAACCCACCTGGCAGTATTCGGATTATATACCAGCTGCGAGGGAGTGACCTTCAGCGTATAGGCATCTCCTTGCGGGCCTGGCACGGTACTATCGGCGCCATTCTCGCTCTTGGCAATCTCTACCGTCTCGTAGTCGCAGAGGCGGTAGTTTACAGAACTATCATCATCATTTGCGTCATAGTAGTAACGCAACTCGATATAAAGCCCGACATGTGCAGCACACTCACTGGCAGTCATAGTGAACGAAGTTCCCTTCTTTCTGGATTTCTCAGTCAATACGCCGCCAGTGTCCACATACGCCCAGAACAGACGAAGATGCCCAGTGTTTCCGTCACTGATGGCAGAATCAATGCTTGTTCCTCCAAGACCAATACCCGTTGCGCTGACATTGATGGTCTGCGTCTGATAGGTTGCGCTGTTATACGCTATGGAACTCGGACTAACCACGATGTCGTACTTATCCTGATTATTCCTATTCGCCGTAAACTTGGCGTAGTATTCACCGTCATTGTATGTAGCCTTCACCACCACCTCTGCCGACTCAGCGGTAATAGCAGGAACGTAAAGGTAGTAATGAATGACAGAACTTATGATTATGATTGGAGGATTGTTTACGTCATATCCACTGCTTTGCGTAAGGTCTACAGTGTAAGTACCAACATCTTCTGTACCGCCGTCGTACAGATGAATTTCTGACTTTGCACCGACGTAATCAACATTACCTAATGTAAACTTCGGTGCAACAAGCGTCGTTCCGTCATACAGGAAATCCTCGTGCTCGTTGTCCAAAGCCAAGCGGATGCTGTTTGCACCGTTCTTTGTTATCTGGTGGTTGATACATTTTCCGCTCAAATTTTCAGAATCATTGTCGCACTCATAGGTGAGAGTATGATAATAACCTGTATCTGTTGCGGTTCCTACGACCAAGAACCAGTCGCCGACACCGCAACCATTTCTTGAATCAGACGTATTATCCCATGATTCGAGATGGCCTATCGTTCCAAAGGTACTCCATTGTGCTTCGTTAAACACGTTATCGCGATAGACAATTGTCTTATATCCCGGACCACCACCGCCGTCCTCGCCCCAATAGCCTACACACTTGGGGTTCAAATAGTCGAAGGTAGACTTGTCTGCGTACTGTACACGAGTCGCAGTCCAAAGATAGTTGCCTTTGGTCTTGGTGTATGTCGTGTCCCATGATGACGGAACAACACTGTCACTCTGGCTGACGGCATACACCTCCACACCGCTGAGGAAATCAGAAGTCTTGCCAAGGCACATCTTGCCGGTAAATTCGGTGGCGCCAGTAGAGTATGTGACCTTTGTGGCCTCCCAAATATATTTGTTTTCATTGAGTGGCGGAAAGTCGTCGTAGCCCGTCTGTGAGTTCTTGAACACAGAGTCTTCAGGAATCTGAGTGCCGGAATCCGTAAGCGCATACAATACATTGGCCGACGTGATGCTCTTGCCGTTCTCCGTCTTCGCTATCTCGACGGTCTCGTAGTCGCAGAGGCGGTATGTAGAGCCGTCGCTGCTGGTCAGTTTGCGCAGCTCAAAGTATATGCCGATATAGGCGTTTGCATTGGTCGAATCAAGCACAAACGTCGATGAGCCGTGGAACGTCATAGTATCAGCAAGTGAGCCGTTGGGGTTCACGAATGCGTAATAAAGGCATACGTTGCCTTCGCCAATGCTTGATGCCGGCGTATTATTGTCAGACCTGCCGCCTTGTGCATCCATGTGGCTGTACTTGACACCAATACTGATGCCTCCTGTCGGGAATACCTCGCTCTTGTTGAAGGAAACGGCATTCGGCGTGAGCACCAGGTCGTACTTGTCGCTGGCCGTCCTGTTGGCCGTGAACTCGCAAGAGTAAGACACTCCGCTTCCGGCAGGATATTCGGACGTTACCACCACTTTCGCCGTGTCGGTGCTGATGCCGCGTACCGTCAGCACGCCATCGTTGGAAACAAAGGCGTAATTGTCTGCCGACGAATTGTTGCTGACACCAGTACTTGCGTTGTAGTCTACTGTTGCCGAAAAATCTGTGCCGTAGGTCTTCTCCGTACCGCCGTCGTAGAGCCGCACGTGCGATGTCGCACCGTTGTATTCCACTCCGCCCGACGTATACTTTGGAGCCACAAGCCCTGTGTCACTGTACAAGAAGTCCTCGTGCTCGTTTGTAAGAGCAAGGCGCACGCTGTTCTTTCCGTTCTCGCCGTCAACGATGATGGGTACTTCCTCTGTGTCGCCAGTACTCAGCTCAAAATATACCTTCCTGTTAGTGCCTACGTCGATAGGATTGATGGTGACAGTCGGATTATTGATATTTACATCGGTTGTCGTAGTGTCATTTTCCTTCTTGTACTTACACGTCTTACCGCTATCCTTCAGTGTGATGATGTCCGACACGTAGTTGCCGGACGAATCGAGGTAGGTCTTCTTCACGTTCACCGTTACGCTGTTGCTCTTGGCGGTAAGGTTGTTGCTGGCATCGCGGCCATAGCTGAAGCTCTTCTGCGACAAGGCAAGCTGGTAGAGCGTGGGGCTCTCGCCCTTCTGTCCGCTCATCACCTTCTCCAGCGTGAAGCGGATAGTCTTCGGGCCTCCCTTTTCGCAAGAGCCTGTGATGTCGACATACATGCCGTTATGGCCGTTGGTGCCGAATACGGGAGTATTCTCGCCGGTAGCATAGATGGTGACGCTTATGGTGTATTCCTTGTTGTCGGTATTCTGAACAGGGGTCACGGAGGCTGTTGCAACACCTGATGGTACACTGCTGATGCCATCGTCGTACATCAGGGAAGCCGTCGGATAGTTGGCGGAGAAGGCCTGCTCCTCGGTGCCGTACAGCATCGTGACCACCGTAGAGCGCGTCTGTTGAACCAGCACCACGCCGTCGGCATCCACTCCGAACTGGTCGTTATCGTTGTCGATATCAATGATGAGCGCACTCTCGGCCAGGTTGTTGTGCAACGTCATCGGGCCGCTGTAGTCATTCCATTCGCGGTTGCCATAGGCGTCGGCATTACCTTTGGTGCGCTTGATTTCCCACTCGTACTTCCATGTGTCGTTAACACCCTGCGGGTCGTCAGTACACTGTACGGCCACATTGGCATCGGCCTCCGTGCCATTATATCCCTTGATGCGTCCGCTGCTCACCGTTGCTACGGGCAGATAGTCATCGGCCTTGTATTCATCGCCGGTAGCGGAAACCACAACAGGAGGCACCATTTGCGTCGTGCGGATATATACCCACTCGGCATCCTTGGCATCCACACCGTTGTCGCCCTTCTTACCTATATAATAATAGCGGACGTCTGGCGTAGTCTTGTATTTGTATGTCACCGTTTCTTTTACCCACAGATAGGGATAGCTGTCAGTGACGGCAGGACTACTGGCCGACCACGTGCCGTCGATGACAGGGGCTGTCGACTCGTTGGCCGTAGTGCTCTGAGCACTGATGGCATACTCCCTGGTAATGCTGGTGATGCCGTCGCCGTGTGCGCCGTCCTTCAGTATGGGGATGGTCTCGCGGTCGAGCAGTACGCCTGCCGACGAGAACATGGCGATGTATACGTTCAGCTCGGTGTTGGCCACCTGCAGGCTGTTGGCAGGGTCCAGCGCCGTCCAATCCAGATAGGCGGTGGGCGTCGCCGGCATGTCGTTCGTGCTGTAGCGTATCGTCACGCCCAGCAATTCCAGGTTCGCCGCCGTGGCATCCGACTCTGTGGAGCCGCTGCCGTCGACCTTCACCACCTTCAGCGACAGGGCGGGCGGGTTGCCGAGCGCGTTGGTCGAGGCGTTGCGGACGCAGGGCAGTGCGGAGTACGACGGCTTCAGCTGCAGGATAGGCTGGCCGAGCGAGGCGGCAACGATAAAATCCTTGTGGTATGTCACCTCTTTGTATTTGTAGCTGATGTGTGCCTTGTTGACGGCGCTGATCTGCCACCCGGCCTGCAGCGTCCACGACAGTTTTACGTTATTGCCCTGCTGGGTCTTGGTGCAGGCTGCCGTACCACCGTTGTAGCTGATAGCCGACACCTCCAGCTTGTCGCCGTCGATGGCGACATCGCGGGGACCGTCAAACAGTCGCACGACGGTCTCGACGGTCGTGGTGACCTGCAGCACACCCATGGAGTTTGTCGGCACGGTGTCCATCTCGTTGTCGGTGTCGAGGCGCACGGCATTACCAGCCATGTAGTTGTACAGTGACATCTCCTTGGTGTCGTACATGTTCCATTTGCGGCGGCCCGTCTTCTTGTCGGGGTCGCCCATGGTGCGCTTGGCACACCACTCGTACTTCCATATATCGCTCACACCCTTCGGATCGTCCGTACACTCGTAGGGCCGTGCTGCTGTGCCGTCGCCGGAGACGCTGCTGTCAGAGACGCTGCTGTCAGAGTCGCTGCTGCCGGGGTCGCTGTTGTCTTTCTCGATGTCGTCGCGTGCATAGACAACGGGCAGGAAGTCGTCGCTCAGATAGGTGTGGCCACGGCTGTCCCTGTAGTCGGCGGGCTTCGTAGCTATCACGGGAGGCGTATCGGTCCGGGAACGGATGAATACATGCTCCGACCCTTCGCCGTCGATGCCGTTCTCGCCGTACTGTACGAAGGCCACGGTGATCCTGTCGACCTGCACGCCGGCCATATTCGTCAGCCAAAGGACGATGCTCTTGTGTTCGGCAAAGGCCGAAACGGGCAGCACGGCCTGGCCGCCGTAGAACTTCAGCTCGTAGGTGGTGCCGCTGCTTGAGCTGCTGGAGTCGCTGCTGTCGGAATAGTACGCGTCGGGCACGAAGGAGTCCGAGCTTTCACTGTCTGAACTGTCAGATCCGACAGACATATAGAAGAGACGCAGCTTCGCGTCGCCAATCTGCTTGTTGTCAAGCCACTTTACGCTGCCGTCCTGTGCCTTGGCACGTATGTGGATGACGACGCCTTCGTCAGGGGTGTACCTGCCCGTAGAAGGGCGGTAGCTGACTATCGAGACGGAGGGTTCTATCTCGTAGGCTTCCGTCGTCTCGGCCAGCATGGTGATGACGCCCGTGGCGATGGGCACGATGACCGTCTCCGGATTGACGCCGTCGCCCGGCAATATGACGCTGTCCTGTATAGTGCTGTCCGATGAATCGGAGTCTTCCTTCTCGCCCCATGCCGTGACAGTGTAGACGACGGCGGGAGCACCGCCGAAGTCGTCGTTGTCGCCGCGCTTGTGGGACAGGGTAATCTTGCCGCCTTGCATGCGCCGCTCGTCGCCCGGCGACGGTATCAATGACGATGACGAGTCATCGCCGAACGACGTCGACGAGTCGCCGTACGGATAGTTCCACCCATAGTCGGCAGCCTCGTTGCCGGTGTTACGCGAGATGGTCCATCGGCGCACCAGACTTTTAACGTCGGTGTCCCAGCCTTCAATGAGCTTGGCGCTCAGCACGGCCTTCTTGTCCCACCTGACGTAGGGTATCTGTCCCATGTCATTGTCGTCCACCTTGCACGAGAACTCTATGCGGCGCGGCAGCCCGTCGGGGTTCAGCAGCCATTCGGCATTGAACTGGTCGGTGCCCAGTATGCCGGTGTCGAGGGAGACATAGCGGCCTACGACCTGATCAAATTCGTCCTTCGAATCAAGGACGTCGCCCAGCTTGATCCACCAATACCCGGAACGGCCGTTCTGCGTCTGATCCGCCGGAATGGGGTCCCACCGGTGGGTGTATCCGCGGCGGTCGGTGGTGCGCAGCTTCTGCGAGCTGCTGGTGTTCGGCGACAGCACGTATGGGTCTTCCCATTCGTTGGAATCGTTCAGCACCTTGTGAGCAAAGACGAGGTATCCGTCCGAGCGGTCGGTCTTCGACAGGCGGGCATAGATGGTGAACGGAACCCGCACCTGTTCATTTCCTATTGTCACATAGCTCTCGGTCAGACGGCGGTTACGTCCGGCGAACGTCCACTCCACGAAATTGGCGTCCTGGGTGTCGAGGTCTTCGATATACGGATTGTACACCTTGATTTTCGTACCCTTGGCGACATACACCGCCAGGTCGGTTTGCAACCCGTTGGCGTTGGGCGTGATGCTGATAGCCGACGGGGCGATATAGTATAGCTGGTTCTGACGTGCCATAAAAACGTGATTCTTTTTGCTGCAAAATACGACCGCGCACTCGCCAGGTCAAGGGCAGACGAGCCGAGCGCAGAGACGCAAATATTATTTGCGACCTCTGCCGAGGCGAGGACGACACTCGGCGCAAGCCAAGGGCAGATGCTGCCCTTGATTTCCAGCGGCGTTATGCCGATATTCCGGAATAACGATATACCGGAACTTCATCTATGGAACATCTCGCACTGGAAATATTCGACCTCACGGCCGGAAGTAACGGAGAATATGGCAGTAAGTACGCATTCCTGCCCAAGAATACCAGCATCACCATCACCGATACATCGGAGCTGTTCGCACAGGGCGATGTGTGGTCGCACTCGTTTACGCTGAACGTCCGGGCCAACGTCCACATCTTCGGCACCGCCGGCGACATGCACGGAGCCAGGCTGCACGAACAAATCAACCGGAGGCGCGTCAGGCTGTGGGCGGAGGGTCTGCCGCTCTATCTTGGCTACCTGACGCTGGGCGACGAGGCGGAGGTCGACGAAGAAGGAAATGTCGACGTGGGATTCGAGTCTGGACAGAAGACCTTCGACGAGATGATTGAGGGTGCCAAGGCCAACCAGGTGCCGATGATGGGCGACGTGGAGATAGGCATGGCGCTGTGGAGGAAACGATGGACGCGGTTCTCCGTGAAGCTGGAGGCATCGACAACGATAGGTATAGGGGAAGTTGAACGGACCATAAGCGGCCCGGTGACGCGTGATGGCTCGGATCGGTTTACGTTCCAGTACGACGGCGAGGTCGACGGCAACAGCGTACAGGAATACCCCCGCATGGTATTCCCAAAGGGGTCGTTCACCGACCGCGAAACTAACCAGGCGTGGAGCGAGAACTGCCTGAACACAGACAATTCCTATACGGAGGATGCCAACGGCGTGCCGACGCACCCGTACTGCAACATAGGACTGTGCTACCAGAGGTATGACTACAAGAAGACCGACAAGGACGGTAACGTCACCCCGGCATACGATGAAGAGCCTGAGGCACAGCGCGGCTATGAGTACATGCCTCCGAATCGTGTCAACTCTGCGCCGTGCTTCTACGTCATCTACTGGATACGCTGCCTGATGAAGCACCTGGGCATCTATGTCGAGGAAAACCAGATGATGGACGTGGAGGACCTGCGACGCCTGTTCTTCGTGAACACGAAATGCGACTATGTGGAACCGAAGAAGCTGCGCACCGCAGACTATAACGAGCGGTTCGGCCGGTATAAATGCAGTAGCTATATAAGGAAGCTGATACCGGAATACGTCAACTCGGAGAAGAACGTCGACAAGGAGGAGAGCGGACTGAAGGGCCTGAACATCAAGTTAACGTTCGGCGGGGTGACTGTCGACGCGTCAGGCGGTCTGTCCATCAAGGTCAGTGAGATATCCAAGTGGAGCGCGGATGACGAGTCCAAATACCTGGACAACAACAACTATTTCCACAGGGCCTACGCCACCAGCGAGTGTTTCCCGGATGCCGACATCTCGGAGGTCATCAAGGCCATTGAGAGCGGGTTCGGCATCCGCTTCCTGTTCACCGACAGCTACCGGCGGGTGCGCATCGTGCTGCTGAAAAACGTATTTCGCAGCACCGACGTGCAGGACATTGCCTGCAACGTCACGTCGCAGCAGAAGACGGAGAATCCGATCCGTGGATTCCGTATGACCTATGGCGACAACAAGGATAATACGGAGTTCTTCTACAAGGGATTCGACGACATGCTGCCCAAGAAGAAGCCGTATTTCACGGACGACAGCGACAAGCACGACTACTCGTTCTGGGACCTTAATGCCGACTACAGCAAGATCATCAACAAGGTGTCGGCATTCGACAAGACGTGCTACGTCACGCCGAACACGGGCGACGCCTACGGCATCAAGGTCGACAAGGATGCCAAGCGCTACGACCAGCTGCACCCGTCGCTCTTCGAGTTCGCAGGATACATGGATGCCGAGGACGGCGACTGCACAGGCGAGGACAATACCATTGATACCATCAACGTAGGATTCGTGCCGGCTATCGTGAACGACCTGAACATGGAGGATGAGCGCAAGGGTGTCTACCGCCAGCGCTTCGCACTGTTCGTCGACGAGACGATGCGACCAAGGAGATATAACTACAAAGACCCGGATGACCGGGACTACTTCAGCGACCCGTCGGTGGTGTACGACGTCGACGAGATATATCGTGAAGGTTCGCCGGCGCAGAGCATGACGAACGACGGCATCGTCATGCCGGGAGTATTCGCCATCAAGTCGGACATGTATGCCTACGACACAGGGCTGAAGGCGACGCTTGTGTTGCAGAATGCCATGATACCAATTTCTGTCGACGCCTCGTTCGATGCCGATGGACACATCTACGAGGGCTACCATTTATACCTTCAGGACAATTTCGAGCCCAACGACACGGGGATATGCCCCATCGAGACGCACGACTGGGGACTGACGCTGGGCATCATGCGCGGCTCTGGCGACGACGCCTACGTGGAAGCGTCGTACGACCCGGACGACGGCGAGGGAAACAATACGTGGGACATCGTTCCAGGAAGCAATGCCACGGCACACCCCGACACCTGCGACAACTACGGCAACGAATGGGACTACAACGGCTATACGAGAAGAATCATCACCAAACAGGATGCCATTGTCGCCTTGTCGGAAATGTTTCCAAACAGCAACGCACCATTTTACATATCCGGGTATAACGGCGGCTACATCAACCGTGCCAGCATCACCCATATTCTGGACAACGAAGGAAAGAGCCATGCCATCCTCATTGCCATACAGCGCGGATCGTACATGATAGACTTCGGGCAGGACTACATCCCTTCATGGATAGGACATTCGGCAGAGGAAATCATGACCATGGATAAAGCAGGCTACAAAATCATCATCGAGATGGACAGCAGCCAGGAGCGCGCAAGCACCTTACTTGAACTATGCAAGCGCGCCTACGACCCCAACTACACGCCGTCTGCAGACATGACCATCGACGACAACGGCGTCGGCTCGCGATACGGACGCTTCTCGCTGAAACTCAGGGCAGAGAAGCTGAACCCGTTCTTCAACCCAAAGCTGCCAGAGAACGAGACGACCAACCGCAGGTACTTGAAGATTGACGACGAGAACCTGCAGCAGCGCGGCCTGTGCGACCAGTTCTACAAGGAATACTCCTACTGGATTCGCAACGCCCGCATCGCCAATATGACGGTTGAGATGACACTTGCTCAGCTGCTGGCCATCGACAAGACAAAGAAGGTGCGCATCAACGATATCACAGGATTCATCCGCAAGATGCAGTACTCGGTGAACAATGAGACGGGGCTTGGTATGGTGGCAATGGAGATAATGTATATTTAAACCGGGATACCGGAAAACCGGAAAACCGAAAAAATAAAGATTTATGGCAAACACAGTAACAGTATCAGGAATGTTCGGCGACGACAAGACGTACTTTGCCGACTCGCCCGTAGTGATAGACATCAGCGGACTGCAGTGGCCCGGCACGTCGCCGTTCAATATCGTCCGTGTGTTTGTGGACTATAACAGCAAGGAGGTGGGCAAGTTCCATTGCGACACCGGCGGGCAGAGCACGGCGACGTTCGACATATCGTCTGCACTCGTAAACATCTGGGCAGACTATGACTTCGACGTAGAAATCGGAAAGGCACAGGAGGCACTCGGAAGCAGCGCGGCACAGTCACATCAGCGTGCCATGCGCAAGTACACGCTACGTATATATACGGAATATATGTCGAGCGACGGTGTATTCACCACGACGCAATGCCAGGATGCACAAGGTCATACGGACATCCCCGGCGGACAGTGTCTTATCGGTGCATTCACGGAATGGGAGCGGTCGCTGATTACCGAAGACCGAAATCGCGACGTGTCACACCTGGAGCATACCGGTGTGCGCAACGGCGACGCCTCGACAAAGCCAACAGATTCGCCGGAGCTGATTGGAATCGACAGCATTACGTCGTGGACAGACGTACAGGACGGCTATACGAAGAGCATCTTCTATCCTTCCTCAGTCAGCCCACAGGACGACGACATACCAGGAATGGCAACGGGATGGACAGGCCACGCACCCATTGTGCTACGCGACAGCATACAGTACCAGGACTTCCTGTTCGTCAACCGGCGCGGGGCCATAGAGACATGCAGCGGACAGACGCTGGAGGCGATGAATATCGACGTGGACACGAAGCAGTATAACCGTGTGGAGCGCCCGTCGTTTACACCGTCACGGTCGCTGATGACCATCAGCAGCGGCACACGGCGGTCATGGCAGATGTCGAGCGGGTTCCAAACAAGGAATTGGGCAGAATGGTGGGAAGAGGAGTTCATTCCTGCAAGGCAGAAATGGATGCGTTACCGCTATACGGAAAGGACGCACAGCGGAACGGTCAACAGAGAGAAGTTCGTACCAGTCATCGTAGAGCCGGCCAAGAAGAGCACCAGCATCTACGACCGCACAAAGCAGCAGATGCCGCATGTGGACTTCACAGTAACGCTGGCACTGGAGGGTTAACACTGCTCGCAGAAATGCTATAGCGGGACACAGGCGTTTTTCACGTCCATGTCCCGCTTTTTTTTGTTGGTTTCAAATCAGTCAAATCCGAGGGCGTCGTCGATAGCGGAGGTGACGAGGTCGGGTGGAGGAGGGGGCAGCAGGTAGGCGGGAGTGTCGGTGGGCGACAGCAGGTAGAGCGGCAGCCACATCTCTTCGGTGGAGCCACCGGGGGTGTCGTAGAAGCGGAGGAGGAGGAATTTGTTACGCTCGCCAACGTTCTGGCCTGTGCGGCCGCCCCAGCGGTCGAGCAACTTGCGCAGTGCGTCAACGAAGAGATAGCGCTCCTCGTAGCCGTGGTGCAGGTAGTCGTCGAGTGGGGCGGTGGTGACGTCGCGGGTGACGAGGAAGAATCCGCTGGCCTTCTCCGTCACCTCGTAGCAGTCCTGGTCGGAGATGAGGGCGAAGGTGCCGTCGGTGAAGTGGTACTCGCCGTCGGTGATGTCGGCGACGGTACGCACGCGGCTGTCGCCCTTCTTGCGACGGATGCGGTCGCCGTAGGTGAAGAGGCGTTTACTTTCTGCCATTGCCGTCGTATGTTATCACGTCGAAACTGTCAACCTTCATCCAGAGGCTCCACCAGCGGCGGCGCCTCTCCAAGAGTACGGTGCATAACAGGTCGTGCGGATGCTCGTCCTTTACGAGATGCACGGCAAACGGTCTGTTCATATAGCTCATGCCTTCACGGCTCTGCCAGCAGGCATAGATCCGCAGGCGGCGGACGACGTTTTTATAGGCACGCAGGCGTCGCAGATTGTCAGAGGTTGTGACGGGTGGTGTATCATTCTCTCCCGACAGGGTGTGCAACGACGTCTGCGTGACGTAGGCCTCGTGCTTCTCTGGCTCCATCTGTAGGTAGCCACTCTGTTCGTAGGTGTGCAGCATCTCGAAGTAGTCGAGCCACGGCTGCAGGTTGGTTTTCTTGCTCATAGTTTTCTTGGCGTTATTACGTTATATCGGTATTACGTTATTACGATAGCATCGGAACAAAACGCTGCACCTACCACGTATCCATGTCCGACATGGTGTCTGCGGTCGCGTCTTGCGAACCGACTGGCGTACTTTGTTCCTTTTTTGTTCCGCTTGCTGCCGTTTCGGACTGTACTCTGTTAGGTTCATCGTACTTGTCCTCCCACCGTCGCCCGTTGAGCCACCGCTGGGCGCCCATGACGAAAACGCCCGTACACTGCAGGTACTCCTTGTAGCGGCCGATGCCGTTGAAGGCTTTGTGCCGGTCATTGGCCGACAGTCGGTTCCATACCTTTTCTGCATCCTGCTTTCCGTTATGCAGCGGGTACTTCTTCCAGAACTCCTCGAATGTAATCTTTCTGTTTGCCATAGATTTAAGTTTTACTTATACCTCTCTCCAATATTGATGATAAGCAGCTCCTTGCCCTCGTCCTCCGGCTCGCACCATCCGGGCTTTGGTGTTCCGAAATGGAAACCGTCATAGCGGAAGATGGCCGTGCGGCTGGTGTAGCCGCGACGGAAGCGGATGTGCGTATATTCATGCGACCTGAGGCGCTTCAGCCACTTCTTGTCGCGGTACTCCTCCGGCTTCTCGCCACGGTCGATCATGTCGAACCACTTGTATTTGAGCGGCAGGTCCAGGCAGCACATATACTCCACCAGCCATACCTCCACCCAGCCGTCGCGGTAGTCCTGCGAGTACATCACGGCATTCACGCGCTTGTAGTCCTCCAGGTCGAAGTTATACAGCTTCTGCGGCAGGTCGTACTTCTCAGCCTTGATAGCAGGGATATACGGCCCCCAGTCCGAAGAGCCGTACCTGTAGCCGTGCTCGTAAAGCCACCTCTGTGCCTGATACATGGCACTGAACGTCTCGCCGCTGCTGTTCAGGAACCTGATGACAGCGCCCTCTTTGACGGGACGAATAAAACTCCATTGTTTTCCTCTCATAGTCAATCCTCCGTAAATTTATCCTTGTTTCTGTGATACACCACCAGCCAGCCTATGTTGTCGATGGCGCAGCACAGGCCCCAGATGAACATCGCCACCTTCAGCGACGGCATGAACAGCAGGGCGCACACGTAGCCGGCGATGCAGTAGATGCCGCACACCACGTCGTTGTTGTTGTCGTACACCTCACGTTCGTGCTCGTTCCACAGTTTCGGACGGAAGGTCATCAGACACTTGCCGATGAACTCCGACACCAGCGTGCCGTAGAGCAGGCAGGCGATGGCCAGCACCCACACGTTGTACTCCACGAAGCAGAGCCACATACCAACACACAATCCAGCCGCTGACTCGATGATGCAGAGCACCGTGAACCACTGTATAGCCTTGCGGCGCACCCAGCCCTTCCATATCATGCCGATGAACAGTCCGACCACGGAATAGACGAGCGACTGGAAGGCGAGCCATTCGGCAGGCAGCTCCGTCACCCATGCCTTCGAGATAGCGGGGCCGACATAGGCATCCAGC